TCTTCATTACTGGGTCGAAGTCTTTGCCGTACATATCCTTAAGACGATTCAGTAAAAATGCCTTGTTTTTGCCTAATGCTCCCTTCGGACGTGCCATATCGTGTAATCCTCTAGTTTTTTAATCCATACCCCATTGATTCAATTGATCATTTTTTAACCAACATGCTCATTATTTGACCAATTATACATCATTTAACCCTTATATATGCCATTTAGTTCTATTAATCTAAGTTTAAATAAACATTCAGTATTGACATAACGTTAATTATCATTAGAATAGATAGCACACACACAGAGAGAGAATAAGATTATGATTGATTTAACAACACAAACGCAACTGGCGATGAACATGGTAGAGTATTGGAAAGACATGAGAGTCGGGGAGTGCGAGCTACGTAACCCCGCAGTATGTAAATTAATAGATGAGAATATAGCCAAGTATGAAGCACAAGCTTATCATCTCAGAGGTTTAAGGGCTGATCTGATTATATAGTTTAGTAGCTTTATCGAGCCACTTTTCGAGGTGGCTTTATTAAACCTATTAACCAACAGAGAGAGAATAAGATTATGATTAAATTACACCCTGAAACATCTGAAGCAATAGTGAGAGCATTTGATAACTATGCTCTATGGTCTAACATGAGCACTGATGAAAGTGGCAAAAATCGAAGATATGCTACTTTTAGGCAAGCGGAAGCCATTATGGTATTAGTCGACTTAGGTATGGATCATTGTCTTGAAGCATGGGCGAGGAAAGTACTGTCAAATGATTTTTACACAGAGGCAGATTACACAGCATAACTTACCTGATGAGACTATAGGGGTATAGTCGAAACGCCTTAGGGCGTAGTAAGACCCACAAAAATAATCAGGAGTAACAGAGATGAAAAACATTATAGGATTGACTGGCGTAGTATCTGACATTGAAAGATTGCCTAGCAGTTACATGGGCAACCCACGCTATTCTTTTATGATCGACGGCCACACTGTAACAACTGGCGTTGATTCAATGCATGGATATGGCATTACCAACTATGAGAATAAGCAAGTGATAGTTACAGCAGGGACGCATTACAACAAATTAACCCTTAAATTTATCGAGGTGACACTATGAACAGCGTTCAAGTCATGTTTAATGATCCAAAATATAATTACATAACATCTGTTAGCGCCCAATCATCAAAGCAAAGCTGTAAAGACTATTTTGTCGGTGAGGCGTTCAATATGGGCCAGTACCCTAAAGATGATTATCAGCGGTGCGTCGACATTAAATTTATAAACAATAATGAGGTGACAGAATGAAAATTACAGATAACAGAATAGCGGTTCAAAATAGGGCCGCTAGATACCTAGCACAAAAAAAGTTTGAACAAGAGCAAAAGAAAAACCGCGACATGGATAGATTCATGGCGTTCGTATGTGGAATATCGGTATGCGTTATTATTCAATTTTTGGGGGCGTTGTAATGAGCCAGAAAAAAAGAATACTTGATTACTTAGAGCGCGGTTATACATTAACGCGCCTTAACTCTTGGGAGCTGTTAGGGGTGTTAGAATGCCCTGCTAGGATCTGCGAGCTTAAACAAGACGGCCACGACATTAAAACGGAACGGATGACAATTAAAAACAAATTTGGCGAGAAAGTTTCAATCGCTAAATGGAGGTTATAACCCTAACATATCCCTGCCATTTGCCCCAATAACTGGGGCTTTTTTATGCCTGTTTGAATTTATGTTTCATCAGTCTAGCCCACAAACTCTCAATAGGAAGCAATTCATCGTATTTTAAAAACAATCTTTCACCATAACCAAAGTCTTTTCGATGTGCCGTTTTTTGAAATTCACTTCTAGGCATCCAACCGTTTACCCTCATAATATCCGGGTCTTCAGTTTTTCCAACTAAAATAGCAATTTGTGATTTAAATTTTAGCATCGAATCAAATATTAAATTTCCATACTCTGCATTGGTAAATTTGACATCAATAGTGAAATCATCAAACCAAAGGTCTACCCCACCATCCGTCATTACATTAACCGTAGGCAAATCTAAACCAAACAACCTTGCAACAGCAAATTCAGCCTTAAAGCCGTAAACATTAGCTTCAACCCTGCTTTGTGTTTTGTTTTCTAGTCTTGGTGGGAATCCTTGCATTTCACACAATTTAACAGTGTCAGCACCCATTAGCTGACAAGAATGTGCGTCTTGCTTGCTTAGTTTGATTCTCATTACTTTCCTTGATACTTCTTTCTTAGATAATTCATTGATATCGGCAATTCATCAAAGCCACCGTTACCAACTTCATGTAGCATCCATATACCACGCCATGAGCCGTTGGTCTGAGCGTTTAAATACTCTTCATCATGTTGGTAGAAAATACCAGAAAATAAGCCAGTCAGATTAACTCCATCTGCTCGCCTAGCGTAAGCCAGCGACCTATCTTGTACATGACCCATCACTGCGCTCATATGACGCTTAGAAAGCAAAGCGTTGGCACTAGCCACTGGCCTACCCATCACGCCAGACGTAAAGTAGTGAGAGTATGCGATTTGGTCGATCACTACCACTTCAAGAAAGTCGTAAACCTCAAACCCTGCCTCTTCTAATTTTAAATCCTTGTATCCGATCAATCCCTCTAGCTTGGGGTCGCTTTCTATGGCACGTTCGATACGGTTTTCATGGTTCCCAATGGTGTAGACCATGCGTGGGTTCCATCTCTTGTCCTTGTTCCGTATGAGCCGTTGTTGTTCCTGTCTGATAGGTGCTAGGAATACGTCCATTGCAGAGATTCCTGCCTCGATATCATCCTTGTATCTGCGACCTTCAAAGGATTTCTTCCCGACATCCCATGATGACAGACTAGGCATATCAAAATGATCGCCAATATGCACAATGACTTCGGGTTTCTTCTCTGCGGCATAGAGTCCTGCCCATCTCAGGTGGTCAGTAGGTGAATTAGGTTTGACTTGAGTATCTGGGATTACTAAATGTTTCATAGAATCTCACTTTAATATTAAATCATCCTTTGCAATGGCGGCTAGTCCACACACTACAACTATTATGCAATAAGTTATCATTTCATCCTCCGGTTATGAGGCGCGATTATACTTATTGCCCATTACTATTGGTAATGACTTCTTACTATAAGCGGCATACCAAAAGGTTATTTACTGCGCGAATGTTATAAAAGCTTTTTTCTGCTCTTTTGTTAAATCTGCTTGCATTTGAAGTGCTTTTTTCTTTATTCTGACAAACCATTCCGAATCAAACTCATTCTCAAAGACACTTTCAAGGCAAAAAGCGTAATCAGCTTCATAAAAAGGCTTAGAACAATTTTCCTCAATAAATAAATACACATCTTCAGGGCAATTACAGAGTTCATAAGAATCTTTAAGCTCGTAAACAGTTCCATCACCAGCCCCATCTCTTAAAACCTGCAACAAGGGCGGTTCTTTAAAGCCTACTGTTTCCTCTCTTGGATAATATTTAATACTTAAAATTCTGCCTAATGACTTTTCCATTTATTTACTCCACGTTTCTAGTCGTTCTATCTCTGCATCTATGTAAAACTTGATCTTCTTTGCATCTCGCAACTGGTCGCTATGTGATGCCGAACCGTATCGGTAGCATGACCGGAATATCTCCCCCATCTGCGCGTTCATATTCTTGTAAGAGATCAGGTGTTGTAGTTCACTAGCGTTATCAGGCAATTCATAATAGCTTGCCGTACTGCCATCGCTAACATTATCAATGCAATCGTGCGCTTTTTGCATTTCATCGTCAGCTACAATCGCGGGGTGTTCTTCTTTTAATCTTGCCCATTCTTCTTTATTTTCCATTGCTATTCTCCTTTAATTAATAGCGCGTTTCGGCCACCACACGCGCCACATGGTCAGATTGTTACAGCCATCGCTTGCTAAAGGCGATTTTTAAAACGGTATTCATCAGAAGGGGATATCTTCGTCTATAACAGTTTTGCTTTGTGGTGCAGATTGTGGTGCAGATTGTGCGCCATCGGTGAAAAACACCTTAACATTACCCAAGATTGGAGTCTGTACACCCTGCTCACGTTCTTCCTTATCAACACTTTGGCTGATAAAACCATTATTTTCGTATTGATCCTTTTGATCTGTGTCTACAAAAGTGGTTAAATCAAGGTAAGTACCCTTTGCCCCTGCATATAGTCGCGCTTTGTCAATCTTTGTAACGTCAATTCGTACTGATAAACCTATTTTCATGCTAACTTCTCCGTTTCGTTAATAATAATTGTAACAGCTTTGTCTATTTCAGCCGCTAGTTTTTCAATATACTCTTCATCTCGCTCTACCCTAATAAGTAGGTGAGGTATCGTCTCAGAGTACGCCATTAAATCCCACCATTTTGCTCCAGTAATCATCATACAGCCCATTACTTGTTGCTTATACTTGGTGACAAATGTTTTATTGTTGCGATGATAGCCTATCATTGTCGAATCAGCCGGACATTTCAACTCCAAACCACCATCTTCACCCACCAAACCATCAGGTGAACAACCAAATTCTTGAGAATCATCCAGTATAAACCCGTATTCTGTTACTTTCTGGTCAGTGACAAACTCATACATCTCTCTGGCTTCAGGCTCTAGCCTTGTACCCCTTTCCATATGCTCGTTAACATAGATAGGAACACGCAAACCAGTAAGGCGTTCAGCAATTAACTCGTTTATATAACTATCGGCTGATGTACTAGCCTTTCCTGCTGATGTAATGAACTTGTTAAACATGGAAGCGGATGGTCTACCCACTCTAGCGGCAAACCACTCGTCACTTCCCTGCTCATGGTCTAAGATTATCACTTATTAGCCTTAGCATTCAGTGCCGCTACAGCTTTAGAGTAGTGGACAGCTAACATTTCATCCACTGAGGTTGCTTTGAAGTGCTTTAGAAAGACTTTAACATCTACTTTATGCTCTTCTATTAGCCCTTTGATCTCTTTAGCCTGATCGCCAGACACTACAGCAGTTTTATTCTGATTATTACGAATCATTGCTGACTCTGCATCATCATCTGCCGTTGGAATTCCTGCAATAGACTGCAAAGCGTACCTTCTTGCGTAAGTTATTGCGCTCCCTGCCGATTGTGGATCAGCTTTAGTAGTAGGTAGAGTATAAGAATGCTCTAAATACTCACCAGATTCGTGCATTAGCAAGGTTACTACGCCTACCCTACCTTCGTCATTCGTTGGGAATTGCGTGTAAGAAAGCCCATGGTTTGCAAAAGGCTCTTTAATTGCCTTAATTACAGACGCTAAATCAGCATAATCAGACTTAAAAAATGGGTTTTTGCTATCTTTAACTGCACCGCCCATTTCTGCTTGAGCCTTACATAAAGATTCTGCTAGGTTTTTAATTGATTCGCTAGTATTCATATTAATATTTCCTTTGATTGATTCTGCTCTAGCACATATCGTGCGCCATAGCCTATGTAGTATGCTTCTGACTCGTCCTCTCTGACAGTTTCGCCACGCTGACAGTCATAGTTACCACGGTCAAGGTCATTTAAAAACTCAATATCGCTTCTGTTATTCATTTTTTACCCCACATTGTTTCCCAACGGTTTAAGATTGCTTGCACTTCACGCTCTTTTTTATCGTAATCTAACTTATCTTGCATCGTAAACTGTGATTCGCGATAAGCCGGAGGCATTTCATACGACTCTAAATCGTCAGGGTCTTTGCCAGTTATTTTACTGATAAAATTATTAAAATAATCTTCTGGATGCTGTATCGGGTGGTCTTTCATTTTACTATCCTCTGTTGTTGTAGATTTATTCTATAACTATTCTTGCCACCTTGTCAAACATTTGTTGACTATCTCACTAAATTAAATTAAAGTTCACATTCACTACAAGGAAATCACTATGAATATTAAAAAATCTATCGAACATTTTATGTATGAACTGCGGATGAATCAAACTCAGCTTGCTTTTAAGGCAGGGATGGACATTTCTAGCTTCAGCAGAATTAGAAATCAGGTTAGATCACCAAGTTTAGAGACAGTTAATAAGCTCGCTACTGCTTGTGAAGTTAAAGTGAGCGAATTTATTGCGGCTGGTGAGTAATGAATAAGGGTTACTATGCAATTATTCCTGCTGATGTACGTTATGACGTGCGCTTAACGCCTAATGCCAAACTTTTATATGGTGAGATCACTGCTTTATGCAATGAGAAAGGCTTTTGCTGGGCAATGAACGAGTATTTTGCAGATTTGTACTCAGTTAGCAAGGTATCAGTGAGCAAATGGGTCGGTAACTTGAGGGATTGTGGATACATTGAGGTGCAAATGCAGTACAAAGAGGGCACTAAACAGATATCTAATCGCTACATAAGACTGTCTACCCCCCTTAAAGAAAACTTTAATACCCTCACAAAGATATCTTTAATACCCTCACAAAGAAAAGTTAAAGACCCTATTAAACAAAAGTTTAAAGATAATACTACAGTTAATAATACAATTAATAATACAGTGGGGGAAACAAGTTCCCCAGAGTTACCAAAGAAGAAAGTTGTCAGATTTAAAGAGCCTACAAAAGAAGAGGTTTCTGATTACTGTAGAGAGAGAAACAACACCATTGACGCGCAGAATTTTATTGATTTCTACACTAGCAAAGGTTGGAAGGTGGGAAATACTAAAATGAAAGATTGGAAAGCAAGCGTTAGAACGTGGGAAAACAACGACAAGAAGAGGAATACCCAAAATGCAAATAAACAAAATGCTAAAAGCGAATATGCAAGCCTTAACAGCGACTACAACAAGTCAACCGGCCTCGTTTGATGATAGCGAGAAGGATTCTATTGCTTACTTCTTTATGCGATTACAGAACACCTATGGCGTGGCTCGTATGCAATCACAATGGCCTGATGCTGACTCGCTAAGGTTAGCCAGAAGAGAGTACGGTAAGAGGATTGCTAAGTTTAGCCGTGAAGAGATTAACAAGGCGTTTGACTTGACTCACGTAGAGAAGGAGTCGCAAAACAAGCGGTTTGAGTTCCCAGATGTTGACGCTATCTTGGGATTACTGACTAACTCAGGCGTGTTTACTGGATCAGGTGGCACTCTATCGCACCGATTGTATAAGCCAGAAGAGTTGTTGCAGTATGGAACTAAGGAAGAAAGAAAAGAAATAGCTTTAAACGAGTTAGCAAAATTAAAAGATATGTTTAAATAGCAGGAGAGTAAAATGACAACAGATAGAAGAGCAATATTAATTGAGTACAGAGGCACGAATCCTAAGTTAGTTTCTGGTCATATTTATAATAGACACGAAATATCAAAAGCGTTTGGCATATCACGATCAACTGTTGCCAATAAGCTCAAAGGCAAAACAATAATGGTTGACGATGATTTAACTTTATTGCAACCACAAAAATACCATACAAAGTTTACAGAAAAGCTAATGACTTATATGGGTAAAGATATGTCGGCATTTAAAAAAGGCAAGCAGTACACCTACAAACAAATAGCTCAGTTTACCGGACTAAAGCCAAACGCATTAAACAAGCGCATAGGTAAAGGTTCGGTATTCAATGAGCACCATATACGCCCAAAGTCTGACAAATATCCTATTAAGTGCGACAAAGAGTTTAGTATGCAGTTTGAAAACTACACTGAAATGGTTAGCGCACAATGGTTAAAGAGAAAATTATAATGGGTGAAACATATACGGTAAACACTGAACACAAAAAAGAATCTTTTAAGAAGTTTGTGGATGAATCCTTTAAGGAAAAGGGATACATTACTTTTCGCTACTCATTTGGTAAGCCACGATCACCAAAGCAACAAGCGGCACTGGAAGTGTACTTTAGAGAAGCGGCTAAGAAACTAAACGATGCAGGTATCTACCATCAGATGAACGCTAAGTTTATGAAGGGTGACATTGAGATACCGTGGACACAAGAGTCATTTAAAACATTTTGGAAGCAGATTCAAAACACTATGTATGAAATAGAATCTACTACCGAGATACACTCTGACAAAGTAGCTAAAGTATATGACGCTATCAATCGGGGTTTGGTGGAGCGAACTGGTATACACATACCATTCCCTTCAAAAGACATAACTGAGTAGGAGTTAACATGGAAATTTTATTAGGAATTGCATGGCTTATACTAATCGGAATGTGTGCAAAAGGTTGGTGGAATATGGTTAGTGAAGAACAAAAACTTTGGGAAGAAAGAAAGAAGAAGAACAAACGCTAGGGTATACTTCGTGAAGGGTTCTAGAAGGGCGATTAAAGGGCTTGTAGAGCTTTCTAAGCGCGTTTAGGGATAAATATGATCTACCCCACAGGGTATGGTAAAATGAGGTTATTTATGGCTGTTACATTACGTTCTAAGTGTTTGACTGCAATCCAAAAGTTAGCAAGGATTTCAGCGGCAGATGAATATGGAATGGTGCAATGTGTATCTTGTGATAAGAGAATGCACTGGAAGGAATGTGATGGTGGTCATTACATAGCCAAAGGCAACTCGTCTTACTGGTCGCTTGAGATGGAGAATATCCACCCACAGTGTAAAGGATGTAACGGTTTCGGTATGAAGCATGGCAGTGCAGAAGGTCAGTACACGCTATGGATGATTGATATGTACGGTGAAGACTTTGTTAGAGAAATGCATAGAGACAAGCGCAAGATTAAAAAGTTATACACTGCTGACTACAGAGAAATGCTAAAAGAGTTCAATGACTTAATTAAATACCATGAGGAGAGACTACAATGACTGGATATTTACAAGAGCTAAGAGCAAGAGCAATTAAATTTGAAATGAGTGAAATCCCTGCCAAGATGGATTCTATTGTTGAGGCAGTCATTTACGGACACGCACTACCTGCATACGCTAGAGAAGAATTAGATTTAATCTGGCTAGAGGTAGAGGCAGAAGAAGAGGCTTTGTTAGAGCCACCAACGGAAGAAGAATTAAAGTTGCTTCATCCTA